ACAAACAACGCATTTTTAATTTGAGGTGATGCTGATTTTGTAACAGCTTTTAAATCTTTTAATTTTTTTTGCAGGTCTTGTAACTTGTCAACCGTTTGAGCCACATTTGTTATTAATTGACCTACAACTTCATAAGCTCTTGGATGTTGTCCTTCTTTTGCAATTTCCAAAATACCTTCAATTGCTTGTTGACCTTTTTCTATTAAATTATAATAACTCTCTCTACTATAATCATAATCATTATCTATATCTGGTTTATTTTTATCTTCTATTCTAGGTACGGAAGGATTATCTATTTTAATTATAGATTCTAATGTAGGCGTTTCCTTAGGTTGAATACCTAAAATTTCATTTACTTTATCATCAAGTTTAGTCATAATACTATTTATTATATATTTACTTATTGATTGGGCCTTCTATGGTTGTTGTAAATCCAAAATCATCATCAGCCTTAGCATCTGTTGGATTTGGTACTATGGTAATTCTTTCGTCTATTGTAGTGGTTGTTGTATTTGTAGTACCATATACATCTGATTGTGTTTTAAGAATAACTTTTTGTGTAGAAGCAGGACCAAATAGATAAGTTTTAGCGGTAAAGTTTAAAGTATATATTACAGCTCTTCTTAGATCAAAATTTCCTGTGTAACTATCCTCATAAGCTACACTATTTAAAACTATAGGCACATCTCTTTTAATATCTAATTCTGGCAATAAATTTAACGTAACAGTGTAATCTGGTTGAAAATATGGTAATATTTGTTCTACAATTTGTAATCCATTTTCAGCAGTAGCCGTAAACACGTTTAAAGTATAACTTATATTATATGGAACTGGAGTATAATTATAGTTTAAAGAAGAAGATGCTGATTTTGTTGTTCTATATTTTTGAACACGAGATAGTTTTCTAGTTGCATCATAAGCAATACCCGATATTTCAAAACTCATACGAGGCAACACAATTGCAAATTCTCTATCTTGTAAATCCTTCTGTTGATCCAAACGAACTATAAATTTTTCTTTAGGTGCATAAGACAAAGGCACAGTAATACTTTGAACCAATTTACCGTTAGCATCTGCCTTTTTAACTTGTATATCATTAAAGATAGTACCAAAAGCAACTGTTAATTTTCTAAGACCTTCGTTATAAAAAAATGTTCCGAACATTAATATATTCCTGGGTTACCAAAAGGATTTAATTCATTAAAATCTAATATATCATCTGAAGTTGTTGGCGTACCAAAACCAGATTCCGTATCAAACCCCAAATTGTCAGCATAAGGTGAATTAATAACTCCTGTTTGTGTTTCTTCATATAAGAAGTATTCATCATCATTATTTACAGTATCATTTTCTAATAATAAAGAACCAGAACTATCTTCTAATAATGTATGATGATCTAATTGATTTAATGTAAAGGCTGCTTCTTTATCATCAATTGCTTGAACACCTGTATCTAATTGTTCATTTGAATATTCCCAACGAGTTACTCTAAGTTTGTAACATGGAAGATTGCCTAATGCAAAAAACGGTTGTTGATCTTCTACAAATGATATTTCAAAAAAACTGTTCATTAAAGGCATATAAATTATATCGCCTTCGTTAGGTCTACCTTGTGCAATTAATGTAGTACGAGAACTTACCAATTCTTCAAATCTTCTTTTAGAAATCATAAACGTAGTATCTTCACGTATTTCTAAACCAAATTTATTAATTACTTCTTGTTGTCCTAAAAAACCTTCCGTAGTTTCAAAATAAGCTTCCAAAGGAAATGCGCCTTTATATTTACTTGCAACGTCCTCACCAAGAATAATATCTTTATTAACCAATGTTCTTGGCATATAATAAACTAAATTTCCGTAAATTTTAAGACCTTCGATTATTAAATCTTCATGTAGTCTTTGTTCTGAAAAATTTCCTATACCGTTACCGGATTGAAAATATGGATTCATTACAACCATAAATTATCCTATCATAAATGTTGGAGCTATTTCGTATGAATCTCTTATTTCTTTTTCTAATTTTTCTATATCTGTTTGAGCTTCAGTAAATAATTTTTCTCCATTCAATGTAACACCACCTAACATAGTTACTCCACCAAATTTTGATAAATTTGACCCCCATTGTCTTTTGAATTGAGCAGTTACATATCTTTTTAACCAAATATCATTATATACATCTGTAAAAGTATTAGGGTCTAATTTACGATAACACTCAATAACTAAAAATTCATTTACCGCTAAATCATTAGACCAGTCCATATCAATATATAATCTGTTATCGTGTTGTTGAAATCTTATAGGTTTCATACCAACCAGAATCATATCTAAAAAATCTAAATGTCTTAACACCATATCATAGTTGATAATTGATGTTGAAGCAAAATCATAAAGGTCATTTAAACGCAATTGATATCTTACGTCAAACATGTTTAGATTTGCTTTATCAGAAAAAGGTAATACGTTAACAACAGATATAACAGTTTCAGGAACTACGATATAATTGTTAGCTTCGTACCATGTAGTTGTAACAGAACCTTTAGTGGCAACTTCCGTTGTAGGTATAGAGGCCTTTAATCTTGTTTTATCTTCTTCTGTTAACTTATATTTAAGGTATGTTCTACGAATACCATCATAGTGATATTGTGAATAGAATTGTAAACACTCATCTAAACGATCTTCTAATTGGTCATTATCCACGTTAATCTCTATAACTGGTTTACCTAATGATCGTAAAGCGTATTGTTTTAATGTTTCTCTTGTTGATGGAGTAGCCATTTTATACCTGTTTTATTACTATATTTATAATAAAAAAAACAAGAGAAAACGACTATTTTATTTATCTGAATTGATCAAAGTCTTTATATACAAAATTCATGGCCAAACTAATTCTGGTTTCATCACTTAAATTAGGTTCCACAGAATGTACAATATATGCAGGAAATAAAAGTAAATCACCAACCTTTGGTGTAATTCTATGATAACTTCTACCACTCAAACCATCTTCAAATGAAGGTATAAAAGAATTTGCTCCTCTAGGATCATGTAATAATATATCACCAGACTTTTCATTAGTGTGTACATAATAAACACCTATTACTGTGTTGCCTGAATGTTCGTGTGGTGTTTGAAATTGATATTTTAAAGTTGCTGTTGTCCAACTTTGTTTTAATTTTAGATCAATTTGTTTACCTGTTAATTCTTTCATATATGATTCTGCTTCATTATTAAATATTTTTTCTATTTTATTAGATTCGTCTTTAGGTAAATTTTCATTAAAATTATTTTTAAATTTAAGAGATTGGGCTCTACCTATAATAGGATTTATTTCCTCATAGTTTAATTTTACTATTTTTACAGGCGTTGTAAATAGATGTTCCATATTAATAATTAAAATACTTAGACGGATCTTTAACTATATCATTAACCAAATCTTCGGAAATAACTTCAAATCTTTCTTCTTGCGTATCTCTCCTTGGAGTTCCATCAATATATCTTAAAATACCACCAGTTAATTTAAATAATGCAGCTGCAAACATGGCCGTATTATAATGATACGAAACATCACAAGCAGTTGTCCAATATTTACCTTCTAAAAACAAACAAGCACCTTTACATAATTGAACCACAGGACATCTAACACATTCTTCTCTAGTTCTAAAATGATGCACCAATTTCATTTCTATTGCTTCAATATCTGAAATCTTACCTATATTATGTTTTTCTAAATTAGCATTTGTGTTCTGACAAGTCATAGAATTGCCTTTTAAATCAACCGCAATAATATCAGGATTATCCATACCACATTTTTGACCAAGTACTGTAAATGGTCTTTGTGTAGTAATAGACTTAAAGAAATCATCTATCTTATCAAATATAGTTGAGACTCCCCATATCTTTCCACTAAATGCTTCTGTAAATATAGTTTCTCTTAATTTTTGTTGTTCTATTAATGACGTAGGACATAACATCATACCAGAATCATCATAAGGTAACATAATTTCTTCTGAAGAAAGAGGAACGTTAAAAGGACTTATTCCCATTTTGTCTGCTATCCATTCTCTTACTTTGTGCATACTATAATTATTAGTGGTAAGAACGCAATTAAAACCTATTCTACCTTTTGGAAATAACTTATTATAAGCATATTTAATTGCTTTTAAACTTTCAGGTTTTTCTAAAACATCTTCACCTCTTTGTATTTTATATGATTCTCCATCATGCGAAATACCTAACTGAACATCTAAACTGTCCAACCAATCAACAATTTCTTCTGTCAACATAGAAGCGTTTGAAATTATGTTAAACTCGGCTTTAGGAAATTTCTTTCTTAATCCTTCTGCTAATACCTTTAATACTTTAATATAAACTAATGGTTCTCCACCCCAAAATTCCCAACGAGTTTTATTACCATCACCTTTAAACCATGTATCTAAATTATCTAAAAAATCTTGTGCTTCTTTTGGATTGCCTTGAAAAGAATTTGGAACTTGTGTTGCTTGATTACAATAATTACAAGAATAATTACACTTCAATCCCATTTGTATTTTAACTATTACTGGTTTATTACTCTTTTTACCAGGATTAGTTGGTGAATTAGGAATCCACTCATGGAAATGGCCTTGTTTGTATGTTGAATTTATTGAAGAAAGATTATAAGGTTGACCAGTCTCATCAAATAATTCTGAAGTGTGAGGTTTATATGTTAATATTCTCCAACCCTTTGGATATTGTAAGTGCAGTTTGTATTCTGGAGGATTAGCAGTATCGTATTTTTTTACGATTTTTAATTCTTCTATAGGGTTATTCTTATTTTTCCAAGAATGAAAATTATATTCAGTCGCATTTGTCATAATCTATATATAACACATTTCGCAAGAAATGTCAATATTTCAATAATAACTACTTATTATCTAAATATGTTTTTTGTGCAGCTCTTATTTTTTTCTTATTAGAATCTAAATCTGTAATAATATCAGTAGCACTTCTAACAGTAGTTACGTTGCTTGTTGCTACTTTACTTAAAAAATTAGCAGCCCAAGCAGGTTGTTCTTGACTATTGATTAAATTAGAAACTAATGTTGTTAACAAATCAACTTGTTGTTCTAAAGAAACTATAGAATTTAATTCACTTAATGCAAGTAATATTTGTTTTTTATTTAAATCAGCATCAATTATATCCTGAACTGAAGGAAAATCAGTTAACAATAAATGTGTAAATGCTGTATTTCTATCAACTTTTGTAAATGTTTCATTTGAAACAGCAAGTCTATTAATTAAAACATATCCTTGAGTAGCTGAATCGTGAAAATATATTTTTGCTATAGGAGTTTTATCAACTTGTTTTAAAGAAGTAAGTTTTACTCTATAGATTGAATCTTGTTGTATATCTGAAATATCAGCAAGAACGTAATTACCTTTATTATCCATGTACAGTTCATATCTTGTTCTTGCTTTAAAAATAGAACTACCTATAGTATAAGTTTTAGATTTTAAATGAGGATAATTAAGAGTTAAAACGATTTCATTACTATTATTTTTAACAACCTTAACAACGTTTGTATCTATAATTTGTTCAGACAAAGATTTAGCTGATCTATATTCAGGAAGTACTCCTAATAAAGAATCTGTATAGTTATCAAGTATTGGTAATGGATCTACATAACTTGCTAATATTAATGCCATTTTTATTTCCTCTTAATTAATCTTTTTATTAACACGCACACGCACAAGCGCAGTTGCAGTTACAATTTGTTCTACAGTTAAAAGCATAGCTACAGTTACAATTAGTTACTGTTCTGTATTGATATGTTCCACCAAGTTCATCCACACTTGTGTATGAACCGAATACGTTTGTAGCAAAAGTTCCTGTTGCTTGAAAACTATTTGTATTACCACCAGCACCATCATACGATCCATTATTTTGACAATTTGATGTTGGTGTGCCAGTGAATCCTAAACCTGCCCAAGTCCACCAGTTTCCATTAGGAGGTTCTGGTATATTATAAGGTTGAGGTTGTGTTTGGCCATTAGCATCCACATATGTTGGTGAAGAACCGTCAGGTCCGTAAACCGAATTTTTGTAACCATTAGCAAGAGCTGTTGCACAATTTACACCACTGTTTATACTAGCCAGAGATCCGCCAAGAGTATTTGTAGTTATATTTGCTGATACTGTAGCTCTAGCTTTTTGTGCTAAATCTACACCGTTTTGATCTTTTATACCTAATATGTTTGCATTTGAACCGGCGTTAGGAGATACTATATTACCTGAAGTATCTATTATATTTGCGAGTTTTCTTGCTTTTGTATCTGCCATTTGTAATCCTGTTTATAATTAAAATTTTATTTTCTTGTTATATTTATACATCTACATACTCTGTAATGTAACATAATCATTTGCATAAATTCCATTAACTAATTCTATTGTTGAACCAGTTGATGCCGTATAATCAACACCTGCAATTAATTTAACACCATTAACATACACCATAGCTTTACCTACAGTATAAGCAAAACTAATTAAGTTTTGGCCAGTATCAACTACTGCTGACAGACCTGTTAAAGTACCTGCAGTTGTAGTTATTGCTGATCCATTTTTAGTTGTTGATAATGTAAATGTTGTTGAACCATTTGTTGCAATGATATAATAAATTGTTGGATTCGAATATCCTGTAATTGTTCCTGAACCACTATTTGTTCCATAAAGTCTAACTTTTTGACCATTAGATAATTGTCTTGATGAAGCACTACAAGAAAACTGGCCAGCAGTTCCTGTTGTTGCTATTGAACTTAATTCTATTTGATTACAAGTATATGTTACACCAAACGGAGTACCTATTGTTGAACTAATAGCATCACCACCTACCGTTTCAGATAACACAGCTGTTGATGTACCATTAGTAGTTTTTACATAATAAGTTTTTGTTGTACCAGTATAATTTTGTAATGCACCACTACCTCTTACGTAGAAAGAAAGGCCTGTTGTACTTCCTGCAGTTGTTGTAATAGCAGAACCACCTAATGATGATGATAATTGGAATGTGGTAGCACCAAGAGTTGTTCCACTATTTGATGTTGTAGTACCATTAGTTGCAATGATGTAATATGTTTGACCAGCATTAGCTGAAGAATATCCAGTAATAGAAGATGAACCAGAATTAGTTCCATAAACTTGCACTAGTTGACCTACTGTTAAAGGAACAGAAGAAGCATCACATGTAAAATTACCTGTTGTACCTGCAACGGCAACTGTTGTTAAAGAAATTTGACCTACAGTATTTACAAAAGTTAATCCACTAGGAACACCTGTTCCTGTAGTAATTGCTGAACCGCCTGGCGTTTCTGATAATGTGAATGATGATGAACCATCTGTAGTAATAACGTAATAAGTTTTTGGACCTGGATTAGTATAACCTGTAATAGAACCTGAACCACCTTTTGTTCCTGAAATTGTAATTGCTTGTCCTACAACGATAGGAGCATCTGATGCTGAACAACCAAATTGACCAGCAGAACCTGAAATAAAAATACTTTGTAATGTTTGGGTACCCATTTCGGTTCCTGAAAGAGTAATAAGATCATTTACAGCTATTGGATCTGTAGGATTAGCAGTAAAAGAAATTTGTCCTGCTGTTCCTGTAATTTGAACGCTTGATAATGTATTTATTCCTATTGAAGTAGTTTCTGAAAAATTTCCTCCGCCAGCTGAACCTGTGTAACCAATTGAACCTTGTGTACCAACTGATCCTGTGTAACCGGTATTACCTCTTGATCCTGCGTAACCTACTGCTGCTGGTGTATAACCTACATATCCCATTTTCTTCTCCTAATTCCTTTAAGCTGAAATGTCGTCAACTGTTGATACCCAAACGTCTATTGACGTAGCAGTATCAGAAACAATTTTCAGAACATCTCCTGATTGAATAACTACTTTACCTTCAATAAGTTCTAATGAAGAACCTGCCGGCACTGGTATAGTTTTACCAAGATAATAATTATTACCCCCGGTTAATATATAAACATCAACTAAAGCTTGTGTACTTGCCGTTGTGTTGGCAATTTTAATTCCTATAACAGTATTGTAAGTGGTTGCCGTTACTAAAGTAACAGCTGAAGTACCTACGTTTCTTGCTATATATCTTCTAAAATTTTGTGCCATTTATTTTAATTCCTGTTAATATTTATCCTTTTTTATAACGCAATAGCCATAGCCAAAGAAAAACCTGATGTAGCTGTTCCAGAAGTTGCAGTATCTACATAATTTTTAGTAGCAGCATCTTGTGAACTTGATGGATCAGTTACGTTTATAATTCTATGAGTATCAGCATCAATTTTTCCTGTACCATTAGGTGATATTTTAATATCAGTATTTGAAGCACCAGACATTGTGTTACTAGAAAATGTTATTGTTCCAGTAGCAGCCGATCCTGTATAACCAATATTACCTTGTGAACCTGTGTAACCAGCCGAACCTGTATAACCAGCAACTGTTGAAGCAGATCCTGTATAACCAGTATCTCCTTTAGAACCTGCATAACCTAAAGCACCAACAGCACCTTCTAAGTTAATAACCCAAACTGCATAAGTTCCTGATCCTTTAATAGCGGTTTTTTGAAAAACTAATGAACCACTTCCTGATGTATAAGAAACCACATCAGCGTATTGAATATTATTAACGTCATAAGCAATTGAAATACTTTGTCCTGTTGAATAGTTTAATCCTGTTTGAACTGTAATTGTTTGATTGCCAGAAGTTCCTAATGTAAATGATGTTGTAGAAATTGTTTGATATTTGTCTCCTGAAGATCCTGTATAACCAGCTCCAGCCGATCCTGTGAAACCTTTTGAGCCAGAATAACCAATATCACCTTGAATACCTTGAGAACCTGTGTAACCAATTACACCTTGAATACCTTGTGAACCAGTGTAACCAATATCGCCTTGAGATCCTACGTAACCTTGTGAACCGGTATAACCTGATGATCCTGCATAACCAACATCACCTTTAGATCCTACGTAGCCGATAACACCTTGTGAACCGGTATAACCTGATGATCCTGAATATCCAATATCGCCTTTTGATCCTGTGTAACCTGCACTTCCAGTATAACCTAAACTTCCAGTATAACCTAAACTTCCAGTATAACCGATAGGACCTGTTTCACCTCTTGAACCAGAATATCCTAAATTGCCTTGTGAACCTGAATATCCAATATCGCCTTTTGAACCTGTATAACCGCCGGCAGGTCCTTGAGAACCTGTGTAACCTTGAATACCACCATAAGGCAAACTATTCCAAGTAGTAGTACCATCACCAATTTTAAACTTGGCTGTATCTGTTTCGATACCCATTTCTCCCGATGCTAAAACTACTGTACCATTAGTAGTCCATTGGGTTGAAGTACCTCGTCTAAATTGTAACTGAATATTTGCCATATTAATTTAAATTCTCTTTATATTTATTTATAATAAAATTTATATTTTTCATTTATTTTAATTAATTCCTCCACAATCAAATGCAGGACCACCTGAATAATTTGAAGTAGGACTACCACCATCAAAAACATAAGCTGTAGTAGGCCCAACTGAACCTGTGTAACCTAAATTTCCTTGAATACCTTGTGAACCAGAATAACCTATATCACCTTTTGAACCTGTGTAACCTTGAGAGCCTGTATAACCGGCAACTTGTGTTTGTAATTGCCAAGAATAACCGTTCCATAACCAAGTACGGCCGTTTAATGTGTATGTTGATACGTTAGCAGTTAAGCCAGATGAAGGGAAATTTATTGGCATGTTTTCACCCCTTTGTTAATTAAATTGGTAGCTGTCTTACAGATATTATTACACCATTTGCAGGAGTAGAAATTAATGTTAAAGTTGTTCCTGATACAGTGTAATCAGTTGTTGGTCTTAAATATACACCATCTTTGAAAACTAAAATACTATGTACATTATTACCACCGTTGATAGTAATTGTATTAGTAGAATTATTACCTGTTAATGTGTAAGTAGAGTAAGCACTTACAGTTACGTTATCGCCTTTTGATCCTGTGTAACCTGTAACACCTAAATTTCCGTATTCAACCCACTGATATGAATCTCCATCATAACTGTAGAAGTATTGAACACCTGAATTTGAATCAATCCAAATATCACCTACAACAGCACCGCCTGGAGGAGTTGATGAAGTTGTAATTTGTAAATTACCTCTTGAACCTACGTAACCTTCTGAACCTGTGTAACCTAAACTTCCTGAATAACCTATAACACCTTGTGAACCAGTATAACCAATTACACCTTGTGAACCAACATATCCTGTATCTCCTTTTGAGCCAGAATATCCTATTACACCTTGAATACCTTGCGAACCAGTGTAACCAATATCGCCTTGAGATCCTACGTAACCTTGTGAACCTGAATATCCAATATCACCTTTTGAACCTGTGTAACCTAAACTTCCTGAATAACCTATAACACCTTGTGAACCTGTGTAACCGATATTTCCTTGATCGCCTTTTGATCCTGTGTAACCTAAATCTCCTTGAATACCTTGCGAACCAGAATATCCTATATCGCCTTTAGATCCTGTGTAACCAATTACACCTCGTGATCCTGTGTAACCTATAACACCTTGTGAACCTACGTAACCTAATGTTCCTGATAAATCAGAAACAAAACTATATGCTGAACCTGTCCATAAATATAATCTTGAATTTTCCGAATCATTTACATTACCTGTTTCTACGATAGCAAATTCTCCTGCAACAATTCCTGTTGGAGAAGTATCAGCAGTTAATAATGCTACTGAAGTATATATTCTAGCAATGTTAAATCCTAAACCTGTGTTACCTTTAGAACCTGTATAACCAATTACACCTTGTGATCCTGTGTAACCGATATCACCTTGTGATCCTGTATAACCAATTGATCCTGTATAACCTAAATCACCTTTTGATCCTGTGTAACCAAAATCTCCTTGAATACCTTGACTACCTGTATAACCTTTTGATCCTGTAAATCCAATTACACCTTGTGAACCAGAATAACCTATATCGCCTTGAATACCTTGTGAACCAGAATATCCAATATCACCTTTTGATCCTGTGTAACCAATTACACCTTGAATACCTTGCGAACCAGAATAACCTTGAATACCTTGAATACCTTGTGAACCTGTGTAACCTAAATCTCCTTGAATACCTTGTGAACCTGAATATCCAATATCACCTTTTGATCCTGTGTAACCTATATTA